AAGGCAAGATGATCACTGTTTCCTACGGAGATCAGTCCATCGTGGCTTCTGGTAAGATGACGATCAACGGTTCGGATCTAGTCGTTCATGGAACGTCATCTGCTAAGTACTCTTCTGCTGGTGATACGACAGTCGCAGGCAGCGGTCCGATCAAGCTATCGCATCCTGTCGAAAAAGCTCTGTACTCCGACACGGCTGGACTTGCTCAACCTGGCACCCCTGTTCCTGTTCCTCCTACCGGTTCTGCTTCAGACGGCGGCGGCGGACAGGTGAAGACTGATAACGAGAAGAGGCCTGAGAAGAAGAAGACCGAGAAGATCGTCGAGCAATATGCTGCTCAAAAATTCGATCAGACGATGGCTTACTCAGGCGGTGGTGAAGGTCAAGAGCCTTCGAAGGTAGATCCGCTTACGATAGCGTGAATGGAGACATTTCAGTAGAGAGTTTCCAGACGATCTTCGCATCGCCGTTCACGAACATGGTGGGTTCTTCGGTATACTTCTTCTTCGAAGTCTTACCAGAACCCACCAGTACGTAGCATCTGCCGTCTTCGTGGATGAACACTTCGTTCTCGCAGAGCTTGTTTCCGTTTTTGTCAAGAAAATAGAAGAAGTTGGACATGAAAGTACTCCAGGATTTACAGGGGTGAAGGGAGGGTTCAATTCGAAGTTCCGATTAATAATCTATTATCGGAACTCCGAAGATCCGCAGTGGACTACTCTTTTACTTTCTTGATCTCGGAGTCGAGAACGTCAGAGAGTGTCAAGAGGTTGTCGTAGTGGTCGATGAGGAAAATGTAAAGCTGGTTGATAGCACCAGAATTGTCGTCTACGGAGATCCGGACAACATTCTTTACGAAGTCTACTTCGAAGTTGAATTCGTAGTCGACGAGAAATTTTGCAAGCTTTTTGACGTTTATTACATCGAATTCGAAGGTACGCATTTGAAGTCTCCGTGGTTTGATTTATGATTCTAAAGTATCATCAAACCACGGAAACGTAAACAAGAAAATTCAGGTAATGGTCTGAGAGACGATAAAGCTTCCGACGAGGAACTTGAAAATCAGTTCATGGAAGATGATCAACACGAAGAAGACCTTCGTTGCGACATGGATGAACTGATCAGTCTTGTAGCCGATGTAGTTTTCGCATTTCGCCCAGTCGGTCAAGAAGTGGACGAAGAATTCGATCATCGCGAAGATGACGCTTCCTGTGAGCATCAGAACGAAACCAGCATGAATGCCGCAGTGAGCAGTCATTCCGTAGGTCCATGGAATGTCTGCGATATCGTCATCAATTCCACGTTTCCTGTTCGGGTTCTTCACGCGGCACAGGAACTGTTGCATCGGATAGTCTGCGACGTAGTGCGCAAACAGCAGGAGAAAGAAGAGAGCGATCGGGTTCGTGAATATCATGAGAAGTACTTCATGCCTTTCTGATCTAATCCATAGATCTTTGCTGCTCGGTTTCGCTGCTCGATCAATGCGTAGCGTTCGTCGAAACTGAGCTCGTTGACTTTATCCGCGAACTTCTCACGGATCATTTTGTCGGTGGCGTCGATGACCTCTTCCTTAGCCCACCGACGAAGTTCGAGTCCTTCCATGTTATGATCTCTTTCCGTTGATTTCGTTATGAATTAACGTATCTCACGTCCAATGGAAAGTAAACTGAATTTTTGAAGTTTCGTAAAATAGTACATGTTTTACGTAGAAGTAGAAGCTCTCAACGAAACCTACATCAGGATCAATAGCAATAACGATGCTATCTACGATGTGCTGTTCAATGAATTCTCGTTCGAAGTTCCGAGCGCACGCTTCATGAAGTCACACGTCAGGAACGGTGGTTCTTGGGACGGCTTCATTCGCATGTTCAATTGGAGAGAAAGAACGATCCCGAAAGGCCTCGGCAAGGAGATCGTAAAGATCCTCAAGGCTGACGACTACGGCGAGGTTCGTTTCGTTGGCTTCGAAAAGAAACCAGATATCACTGACGATTTCGATGCGATCTACGAGACGATCCTCGAACAGCTTCCTGATGATCTCGTTCCTTATGACTTCCAGGTCGAGACGATCCGCCAGGTCTGTCACAATCAGCGCAATCTGATCATCTCTCCGACGTCTTCTGGTAAGTCGTTGATGATCTACATCTGGTTTCGATTTGTTCAGTCGAGACTCCAGGAAGATGAGAAGGTCCTGATCATCGTCCCTTCGATAACTCTCGTCGACCAGCTCTTCGATGACTTTAGATCTTACGGGTACACTGGTGATGCACACCTGATCGTAGGCGGCTCTGCGAAGGATGCCAACTGTGATCTGTACATCTCGACATGGCAGTCACTCCAGAAGCTTCAATCGAAGTGGTTCAGAAAGTTCACCGCTGTCGCAGTCGACGAAGTCCATGGTGCAGCAGCTGCGTCTCTGAAAGGATCAGTCGAGAAGTGCATCAATGCGAAGTTCAGAGCAGGCTTCACCGGTACTCTAAACGATTGCGAAACAGACGAGCTGGTTCTTCGAGGTCTGTTCGGTGACGTGATCGTAGCTACGACTTACCAGGAGATGAGAGACCGTGGAATCATTCCTGACGTCGAGATCGAACTGGTTCGAGTGAAGTACGGATTGCAGTACAAGGATCTGATCAAGGCTATCCACGGAGACTTCTCTCAGGAACTCGCTATGATCCAGTCCGAGAAGGGCAGAGACGAAGTTCTTCTCGAGATTCTTAAAGAAAACCGCGGAAAGAACGGGATCTTCCTGTTCCGCGAGATCAAGCATCTGAAGCGCATCGAAGAACTGTTCAGAAAGCATACGAACCAGACTATCGCTGTTATCAATGGTGCAGTCGACAGAAATACTAGAGCGGAGATCCGTAAATCGATCGACATCAATGCTGCAAACGGCATTCGAGGCTGCATCATTCTGGCTACCTACGGGACGATGTCTACTGGTGTTTCGATCAAGAACCTGGACTACGGCGTATTCGCTTCGCCTATGAAATCGAAGATCAAGGTGCTACAGTCCCTCGGTCGACTTCTTCGAAAGTCTTCGACGAAGTTTTATGCTAAACTGTACGATGTATGGGATGATTTTCTGCCTCATGTCAAAGAAGATAACTTCGGAAAGAAGCATGCGAAATCACGCCTTCGATTTTACCAAGAAGCCGGATTCAGGCTTGTCGAAAAGACAGTCGCAGTTGGAAGTTCTGAACAAGCACAAGGGATCGATTGTTAAGGTCGGGATGAGGAATGGTGCTGAGTACATCGGCATCGTCGTCCATTATTCCTCTGAAGAAAACGCACTACACATGAGACGTCTCGGTCTGCTGAAGTCTGACATCACGTGGTACAATGTCGGAACTCTTTCCGAAGAAGCTATCATGTACGTGCAGAACCCAGTTCAGAAAGAAATGCAGAAATACCTAAAGAATACCCGGGACCTCCTGAAGAATGAGAGCGTACACTAGATGTCTAATGAACTGACATTCGAATTCTCCGGAAGCGGAGACATCATGGACCTGTTGAAGAACGGGGTTCCGGAGGTGGATGTAGACACCGAGACGAAAGCGATCACTATCTACGTCGCACCTGACGACACTCAGGAAGTTCAGAACGTCAAAGACAATATCCAGTTCATCGTCAACAACGCTCGTACAGCTGTGGAGTTCCTGTTGAAGATGGGTCAGACCACTGGCAACGCTCGCTTCTTCGAGACCATGAACTCTCTTCTGAATACGATCAACAATGCGAGCGGTCAGCTGATGAACATCGATCGCAAGAAGAAGAATACCGAACAGCCTGATGAACAGTCTGCGAAGAACGTGACGAACATCCAGAACAATGTGAACCAGACTGTCGTCATGAGCACCAGTGACGCCTTGAAAGAGGCTAGGAAAGCAATCAACTACGACGCTAGCAAAATAGTCGACGTCGTGTCGGAGACAAAATAACTGTTATGGCCACGTTCTCTGAAACAGTAACCGATCTGTCTGCTAATCTCTCTCGTAATCCGATCACGGATGACATCATCCTGAGGAAGAACGAGGAAGCGATCAAGCAGCACGTCAATCTTCTTTTGCTGCAGGACCAGTTCGCTTGCATCGGAAGACCGTTCGTTTGTGCTGGACTGAAGAAGTTCATCAACGAACCTGCGACTGACGCCACGATTGCTGAAATCAAGAACAGAGTTCGTGAAGCTATGCGTCATGAGACGAGAGTGAAAGTCAACGATCTCTCAGTCACGTTCGACACAACGGTTAAGTACGTCACTATCAAAATGACTCTACAGTTCGTCAATTCAGACAAGGTTTTCACTTACGAGAGCCGTTTACGTAGGATACTCTAATGGCAGATGATTCCGCACTCAGATTTCGAAATCACGACTTCGGAGAGATCCTTCGCAATCTCCGAGACTTCATGTCTAAGCAGGACTCGATTTCTGATTACGACGTGAACGCTTCTGTAACGGACATTCTCATGTCTGTTCTAGCGTACAACACACAGAACAATTCAATCACAGGCAACGTGTTCTTTGCTGAGCAGGACATCGATGTTGCAGTCCAGCGCAAGAATATCGTGAAGAAGGCCAAGGAGTATGGCTACGTTCCTTACTCGATCGTCTCTTCGAAAGCATCAGTCGATATCACGATCGTTCCTAAGATTGTCAACGAGGCTCCGATCTCATTGACGATCGACAAAGGGACTCAGTTCTCTGGTGCCACTGAAACGAACACTGCCACATTCACAGTCGTCCGTGCGGTCACAGCTCCTCTCGTCGATGGTGTCTATCGTTTCTCCGAAGTAGAACTGTACCAAGGAACTTACGGATCAGTTGACATTCTGGTCGATAAGAATATTCGCAGGCAAATCTACGAAATCAAGATCGATGACATCGACATGAACTTCCTTGAAGTCTACGTACAGGATACTCCTGACGGACAGGACTTCACCGAGTTCAAGCTTGCGAACAATTCGATCAGTGTCGTCGGAACAGATCCTGTATACTACCTCCAAGAAGTCAATGACCAGAGGTACGGTCTTGAGTTCGGTGACGGCATCTTCGGCAAGTCTGTCCAAGACGGAGTCATCGTCCGAGTTGTATTCTTCAAGACTCTCGGTGAAGCTGGCAACGGCGTTAAGACGTTCACTTTCAAAGCATCTCCAGACGTAACGAACAAGATCAACCAGTACACGGTCAGCGCAATCACGTCTACGAAATCTACCGGTGGTCTAGCAGCTGAGTCCAACGAGTCTATTCGTCGAAACGCTGTGAAGTTCTACGTCTCTCAAGGACGAGCAGTCAATCCGTCCGACTATTCCGATCTCATTCGTGACAACTTCCCGTACATTAATTCGATCTCTGTATGGTCTGGAGTCGAAGGTCGAGGATACTACGATCAGTTCGGTCGTACGTACATCGCTGCAAATACAGATAAGTCGCAGTTCCTCACCGACTCCCAGAAGAACGACATCTACAGCTTCATCATCCAGGATATCGGAACTTCTGGCGTAATTCCTGTTCTCGTTGATGTCGACAACATCTACATCGACATCAATACTCAGGTCTTCGTCAACGGCTCTGTGACTCTGAAGAGCTCTGACATTATCAATGCAGTGAAGAAGTACGCCCAGGAGTTCAACGATAAGTACCTGAACTCCTTCGAGTCGATTTTCGAATACTCTCGCTTCACTTCAGGTATCGACGAAATCACCGACTCGATCTCAAGCAACGATACGACTATCCAGATCCACAAGCGAGTGTTCCCTGACACGCGAGTGAAGACGAACTTCTCTACTTCGTTCATGAACTCCGTGCGAAATGTCGTGTCCAACAACTTCACATACGAAGCAAAGACTGTGTTCGTCAAGTCAGTTCCGAGCGGCAGTCTGAACATCTACGAAGTCATCGGCGGCAAGGACATCCTGATCAAGGAGAACGTTGGTTCGATCAACTTCATCACCGGTGATCTGTCAGTCAACGAAATCGTGATCACTAAGGTCAATCCGCAGACGAAGGACATTCGCTTCTACGCAGAACCACTGACGAAAAATATCAGCTCCCTCAAGAATAACATCGTCACGATCTCCAACGTCGACGTATTTCCGAAACAGAAGAAGTGACTGAATGACCGCGAGAATCAATCTCACTCTTACGAAAGACGAAAACGGCTTTCTGATCGATGGCAATCGGAACTTCGATTTCCAGGCTGGTGTCGAATACGTCATCACGTCAGAAGAGAACATCTGGGTGACTTGGTTCAACAGCAACCATCCTCTGGAGAAGTTCTCTTCGCCTGGAAAGATCCTGGAACTGAACAACCTCACATGCACTGATCATCATCGGTACGCGTCTGATGCTCTTCTGTATTACATCCAAGCGAAGAAGATCTCTGACCTCGGCGGAATTCCTATCGGTCTGTTGAACAAGGAGATCGAAGACGTAATTCCTGATGTCGCTGTAAGTGATGATGTCCAGGACTACATGTCCTTGATCGTAATGCCTCAGAGAAGGTTCTCGACTAACGGATCTTTCGAAGAACTGTTCAATCTGGAACAGGAAGACTATCAGCAGCCAGACTCCGTGATCTATCCTGTGAACGATCCGTCGACTCGAGAATACTACTTCGAGAGGTCTGAACGATATATCGCAGTTGTCCATAACGGAGAACGAGTCGATCCGGATCTCTACCAAGCCTACTTTGTGAAGAACGGAGACTTCAACAAAATCCGGATGGCTGAGGCCTACAACGATGCTCTGTTCGTAAGGACAGATCTCTGTCACAGCGTCCGTGACAACGGATCGAAGAAGGTGACTGTGTTCATTCGTGAAGGTGACGAACGGGAGTTCTACTTCAATACGTACGATCACTCGAATAAGACCAGTCTTGTCGGGAGAGGTCTGAACTCTCCTGAAAACATCGTCACGATAAAGGATCAGTTCGACGATTACGTCATCTCGAATTATCCTGAGCTGTACGATTTCATGAAGAGCTACTTCGATTACGAGAACTTGGCTACTTCGCCTTCGTCTTTCCTTCGCAATATGTCTGACTACTACGACGTCGACAAGATGTCTGATGATCTCCTTCGGTCTAAGATCATGAAGGTGTTTCCATTCGTCGATAGCGTTCTCGTCAATAAGAGGTTGTTCGCGAAGCGTCTGATCGACTTCTTCAAGAACAAGGGAAATCAGAAGTCCTACTCGTGGCTTTCGAACTCTTTCTTCGAGAAATCGTCTGACATCCACCGGTACTCGGATGACATCATTCGACTGTCTGCTTCTCCTGTCAAAACGTATCTCGTCGTTCCTCTGATCTATGTCGATCTCAATCGTATCGTAGTAAATGGAGATGCAGAGAAGCTCGGTGTCACTTCCAGAAAAATTGATGACCTCGCAGAAGCTCTGATCGGAAACGTCTTCCAAGGACGATCGTCTGGATCGACTGCTCTCATCGAGAAGTTTGAGAAAGTGGAATTCCAGAAGCAGGCATTCTACAAGTTCTACTGCTCTGTGAAGAACGGTGAGTTCGAAGACGGTGAACTCTTCGACATTCGACGCATCGATGGAAACATCAATCTGAACCTCTTGACATCCGAGATGTCGAAGAAAGGTATCGTAGGTGTCAAAGTTACAGACGGTTCTTACGGCTATTCTCCAGGCGAGGAGATCGTATCGGTTAGTCTAACAGGAGAAGGCTTCTCTGCTCGTGTCGTCAATGTAGACGAAGTCGGATCTATCAAGAACGTCGAAGTAACGAACTCAGGTTGGTTCTTCAAGTCCACTTCTGACGGAGTCGAGATCCAAAACGATATCAGGAAGAAGTCGATCCCGTTCGATCCTTCTCAGATCAACTCCGCTGCCAGCGTCCGGTCTAGCGAATTTCGTTGGACGACTCTCGACGGTGAAGTTGTAGAGACCAAGATCGTCAATACGAATTTGACTATCGACGACAAGTACAATCTCAATCGTGATCAGTACGTATTCAATTATCCGATCGCGACTGCTCGTTACAATAATGCGCTTCTGTTCTTCGCGAAAGGTCTCGACAGCAGATCTGTCTACGTCATCGATCAGTTCGATAAGGCTACGAAGGTCAATGTTCCTTTCAACTCGGACGTCGTGAATATCCATTCTACCGGAAGAACACTGATTGTCGTAACGAATGCTGGTCTCACATCTCTAGCAGTCTCTGACGTACTCAAGAAGAAGCCTGCTTACAGAGAGACGGTCATTCAGTCATCGTCCGGCTTCGTAAGAACGATCTTTCAGGTGAAGAACAGACTGTTCGGTTTCACTTCGATCAGTATCGTAGAGATCAACCAAGAAGGCGACATTCTCGCAGCATGGCCTGTGAACCGTGTGTACGACTTTGCATCGTTCAAAGCGAACGACAAGATCAGCACACTGTATCTCGGCTCTGGTCGAAATCTCTACGCTTATCAGTGGTTCGAAGGAGAACAGAAGGCGATTCTCGAACCAGTGTTCGGAAACTTCTATACGATTTTCGAAGAGGATCAGAGTTCGAAGAATAAGTTATCTGGTTCGAGCGTCTTCTCAGACAACGAGCTCTACCAGGATTTCAGCTTCGGTATCGTTCTGGATGAAACGACAGACAAGTACATGAACGCTTACAAGCAGCTCGTCAATCTGTCTGGCTACAAGGTGACTGGAGTCCATCGAACAGAAATCACTTCTTCTGATGAACTCCAGCTAGATGCTTCGATGGATTAGCGAGGCGGAAGATACAGATCGTAAAGGTCGAGAACGTCCTTGATGATCGGCGAGTCTCTGTCTCGTTCGATGTCTTCCTTGCCGAACTGAACTAGTCCAAACTGCGGAAGCGGTCGTTCTTCAAGTCTATGAAGTAGATCTTCGAGACCGTTGTTCCTGTCTCTATCGCTCTGTCCAAGATCTCCGGAGATCGCGATCTTACAGTTCTCACCTTTACGAGTGAGGATTGCTTTCATCGCAGACTTCGACGCGTTCTGAGCTTCATCAAACAGAACCCATGTGTCGTCGAAACTCCTGCCTCGAATGAAAGCGATCGGAACGATCTCGATGACTTCGTTCATCAAAAGCTGATTAAGCTTCGAAAGGCCGAGATACTTCACTAGAGTATCAGTCACAGGCTTCACCTGAGGTCCGTACTTTCCGAGGATGTCTCCAGGAAGAGCTCCGATCTCGTTTTCACCATCGACTTCAACTGACGGACGAATGATGACGATCTTTCTGACCTTCTCATTCACAAGATCGTCGAGGGCTGTGACGGCAGGAAGATAAGTCTTTCCTGTGCCAGGATCTCCGTAACCGATAGTGACATCGTTCTGATGGAGACTTCGGAGGTATCGCTTCTGCTTCTCGTTTCGAGCAGTGATGACGATTTTTGTTTCACTCGGACGCGTGTGATACGAAGTGTTCGCGTTGATGAACTTCTGGAGAGGTGAAGAAGTAGCTGCATCTGTAGCAGGAACAGGCTTCTTGGACATTTCGACCTTTCATGTTAGTCACTTATCGTGATAGAATATTTCAGTCGAATTTTGATGTTTACTATCAAGAACGAATGATTTAGACTAAACTTAACCCAACTGGAGAATTGAATGTCTAAAGAATTCGAGCAATTGCTCTTGACTCGATCCAAGCATCTCAAAGGCTACTCCATGACTCTCTGCAGAGACCCTGTTCTCGCAGAAGATCTCATCCAGCAGACTTTGATGAAAGCTTGGAAGTACAAAGACAACTACGAAATCGGAACGAATTTCGAAGGCTGGATCTCATTCATCATGCTGAACGAATTTCGTACCCATCTTCGGAAGAAATCGACGAAAAACGAGAATATCTCGCTCAGCGTCTCGAGTGAGAGTGACGGAGAGGTACTTGTCCAATACGATCTTCCTGTCCAGCCGCGTCAAGATGATTTCGTTCTTCTGCAAGATTGCTTTAACCGAACGTTTCAGATGGAAAATCCGAAATTCGGAGAAGTGATCAGAGCTCTCGTATTCGATCAACAGTCGTACGAAGAATATGCGAAAAACATCAAAGTTCCGATCGGGACTGTGAAGAGCCTGCTCCACAGAGCTCTTAAAGAATTTCGTTATCTCTTTGACGGAAAAACTGGCATCAAACCAAGAGGACTGTGATGTACCTGCTGGCCGTTGCCTAAATAATGCATGGCTGGCAGGAATACCTACAAATCTCTATTCGAATGTAAGAACCCTCAGAAGTACGCAGGGGACTCGAAGAACATCATCTGCAGAAGCAGTTGGGAAAGATTCTTCGCATCGAACCTCGACAATAATCCTAACGTCGAGAAATGGGCATCTGAAGAGATAGCCATTCAGTACATCTCCCCCATAGACGGTAAGCCGCATCGATATTTCGTGGACTTCCTTGTGAGGTTCAAGAACGGCAACGTCGTCATGGTTGAGATAAAGCCTTACGGCCAATCAATTCCTCCTGTAGAACCGAAGAAGAAGTCTAACAAGGCTATGCTTCGGTTCCGCGAGGAGATGTCTGTCTACCTCATAAATATGGCAAAATGGAAAGCAGCCACTGAGTTCTGTGCTAAGAACGGTATGCGTTTCATGGTCTATACAGAAAGAGAATTACGGTCTCTCGGAATGCCGGTCTGATCGAATTCTCCTAAAGACAAAATAGTTCAGAGAATTCGAAAACCCGAAAGGAAAATGAAATGTCGCTGTATCAAAGCCCGGGTGTCTACCCGCGCGAGATCGACGCAACTCTCGTAGCGGCTGCTGGTTTTACGCGATCCGGTGGTTTCGCCGGAAACTTTTCTTGGGGTCCTGTCGACGAGTCGGTGCTAGTCTCCGGTGAAGACGGTCTCAAGACGATC